TTACCGTACTGTCCTGATATATTCATATCGCCATTTGTACCGGCACCACCAGCGCCAGCATTTGCATTGGTTTGGTATGTTGCTCCAGTACCCAAAGAACCCCCCGCACCAGTAATTGTATTTGTACCGTCTGCCCAAGAAGAATCTCCACCATCACCTCCAGAAGCCCCGGTGCCAGACCCTGCGGTTCCAGCCGCACCTATAGTTATAGTTGAGGTTGATATAGCTGAAACATCTAGGAACTTTTCAGCATAGCCCCCTCCACCACCTCCGCCCCCTGCGGAACGATTGTCGTTACCACCTCCACTACCTCCGCCACCACCTTGTACTTTCATTAAAACTTTTGTAATGTCGGCTGGCCTAGTCCATGTACCGGAAGCAGTAAATACTTGAACCGAGTTAAACCCACCACCAGCAGCAGCCCAAGCATTATCGCCCCTCAAAAATGTACTTGAAGAGGCTGTGCCTGTTGCGGATAACATAGCAATGTCAACTGCATCAGTTGCAATAGTAAGGGCTGTAGCACCAGTTACGTCACCAGTATGAGTAGCGTTCGCTAAACCTGTGGCTAGTGTACCGCTTGTTACTTTAGTTAGTGCCATTTATGACCACCCCAGAGAGACTGCGTGAATTCTTGTATCTTTTACACTCAACTCCTGATTGAGTGTTTCTATTTTCCACCTCATGGATGTTCCAGATGCTATCCCAGATAGGTCAACATCATGCGCTGTTAAGATGGTGTGACCGCCTGTAGTTCCCTGTGCGGTTAGTGTTATAGAACTGGTGTAGGCTGACCCATCCCTACTTATGTATGCTTTAAGATCAGTTCCTATTGTTGCCGTTCCTGACTCATTGGTATAAGTAATAACTAGATCGCCTTTGGTCGGCGCACCATCCTGTGCAGTTGTAGCGTTAGAAACAAGAGTCATGCTGGTTGCACTGTCCCTGATCTCGACTTTGGAAATACCATAAAGATTGGCAGATAAAATTGGGCTTGACGGCATATTCTGAACATTGTAGGAATCAGCCGATGCTTTGTATGCTTGACCATCAGTGCCACCGTAATAACCACTAATCTTTGCAAGTGTGTTACCCCCAGTCCCAGCAAAGTCTGCTATATGGAGATAGTTACTTGAGGCTGTCGTGGAAAAGTTAGCCCAATCACTTGTAACAGTTGCGCTTGATCCAATAACCACACCAGAACTACTAGAAAATAACAGTTCTGTGGGAACTTCGGTTCCGTTAAATGTGGTTCCATCCCTCTCTACGATTGCTACATGGTCAACAGTCATGCCGCTAGTGCCACCAATCATATCGCAACGAACTTGACTGCCACCACCAGAGAAATTCTGCAAAGCCTGTCTATTTGTATAGTTAGCCCACCCCGCATTATTGCCAGTTACTGCTGCTGACCACACCGTTGTTACTGGGGTTGTACAACTATAGAATTTTCCGGCAGCATTTCTAGCCTCATTAGACGAGGCAGATGCGTCTATACCAGAGGCATCCTCAAAGGCATCTATAGTCTGATCTACTAAATTGTACTTTGCTAACGATCCGTTTGCGGCAACCTTAAACCCTAACAGAGCAATATCATCTTCTAATCCAGCAGTATCCACATTCCCTAGTTGTGCGGTGGGTACAGACCCACTGGACAGGTTAGAAGCATTAGTCGGATCAACCGCCATCTTTGCAGTGGTGACCTCACTGGCTGTAATGTCTTCAGTTCTTATAGTTGTTCTAGCCATTATGAGGCTTCCTCAACCGTATTTCCGTCTGAAACCCATTCCAACAGTTCTTTATAATCTTTGTTGGCATTATCCAGAGGAACAAACTTTCTCATACCGTCCTCAGTTACCTTTACACAAGTATTTTCTCCACGAGGATTCTGTATATATTTAGCGTTTGTAATCGTAATCATAATTCTGCATCCGATGTCCAATCTGCACTAATCCACCAACCAGCACTAACACCACTACTGTCGGAGTCTACATTCAGGGCGAATTCATCCGTAGTTATTTGAGCTGTGTTGTAATCATTATATCCATCCGTTGTATACTCATTGGATAGCACTATCGTTGGCGTAGCTCTCTTTGTTACCTTAAAAGATGCGGTGTTGTAAGCGTAGTAATTACCACCCCAAGTTATACTTGGAGAGGTTCTCCAGTGTATTGAACCCTTTTCATAATATCTTTGACAATCTAATAGTTGTTCGCCATAAGATTTATGGTTAAACGCAGAGGGCACTGAACCTATCTCTAACTGCATCCCAGCCACCTCTACATAATCATTAGTAACACTAGCCCCGCTAAAGGAACTAAAGTGGTTTTTTATAGCAATTTCTTTTACACCTGATGCGATAGAAAATGATATAGAACGCCTAACCCAGCTAGTAGTAACATCGCTAAAAATCGTAGTGCTAGAGTAGGCTGTCGCCGCACCCGTCCAACCACCGCCAATCGAATCCCATGCTGCCTCATCTGTTCCGGTTCCAGTCGTTACATATATCCCCCAATCACCACTGAAGTTTGCGTGTTTCTTCACCCACATGGATAGACAAACAGTTTGCCCTGCTAACGCACAAGCATTCTTTGTTTCTATCTGTTGTCCGATTATGAAATATCCAGAATCAGAGGTGCTGTCTGTTCTTCCCATTCGCGCATGACATCTAAATCCATCAGGGGATGACCCGTCAGTTATTTGTTGCATAATTGCTGTTGCGTCACTGCGATAACCATAGTACCTATCTAATGTATACATCAGACTAGCGCCAGAACCGGTTGTTGGTGTAAAACTAGTTCCTCTTTGAGCAACCTCAAAAGTGCCATTCATAAGGAAGTTTACATTCGGTCTAGGAGTCCAACTTGCATCTGTTCCATCCGTAATTAAGGTATACCCATCCTTGCTGGTTTGCGATGGTAGGGAGGTTACCGCTGCCCAAGAATTATCCCCATGCAGTACGGTACTCGCAGAGGCTGTACCTGTAGCACTAAGCATCGCTATGTCTACCGCGCCAGCGGCAATCGTAAGGGCTGTAGCCCCTGTTACATCGCCTGTATGAGTTGCGTTGGTTACCTTTGCTGTATTAGCAGCGATCTCTGTGTTGATTGAGTTGGCTAACTTATCAGCAGTAACAGCGTCATCTTCAATTTTAGCAGTAGTAACTGTGCCATCACCGGGAACTGTAGTAGTTCCTATATCGTTGATACCTATAACTTCCATCTCATCAGTAGCAACCAGAGCAGTATCCAGAGTAAGCGTTACACCAGAGATACTATAGTTGTTCTGTTGCTTAACCCCGTTTATCGTGATGATAAGGGATTGCTCATTTGGGGGTGTCCAAGTAAGCGTATGCGTAGCAGACGTAGAACTGGTTACATCCAGCCTCCTTATGTCAGAGGCTTTTAATGCTACTTTACCTAAATAACTCATGTGATTTCGAGGATACCTAAGACCGCTTCTGCGTCAGAGTTTGCGCTGGCAGTCATGTGAACATCACCTGTAGCCTCTAGGTCTATAGGTTTATCAAGCACTAGCGTAGAACCTGCGGGAACAGGAACTCCTTTTGCTACATGGTAGTAAGTATCTCCTGACGTTGCTCTAGCCTTTATATCTACATCGACTGAAGCTGACCCATCAATGTTACTTACATAACAGGAGTGAATAATAGAAGTTGTAGCACCCGGCGCAGTGTAGACAACACCTCCGCCTGTGGTTAGCGCAGCCCCTTGATTCTTAAACGTGTTAGCCATCCTATCCTCCTAATGCAATCGCCATCGCTATCGCTGTTCCTGCTGGGTCGCCGGGGGTTATGGTTCCCCACGATGAATCCGTACCATCATTAGTCAGGTACTTTCCGCTTTGTCCTGATACGTTAGGGACTATCGCCGTAGTCGAAGAAGATGGGAAACTGTTTTTTAAGACAGTCTTCAGCATCCTCAGATGGTCGTCTCCTTCTCCAACGGGGTCACCAACAACAGGGTTAGTGTCAACTAACTGCGTAACCCAACTAGCAGATTCGACAGCCATTATGCACTCGCCGCTGTAAGGGTTACAGTCACTTCAAGAGTATCGCCTGAAACGACAGCCCTAGATGAAGCAAAGTCTACAACACCATAAAGCGTTCCTGCTGTAGCAGAAGACGAGGCATTGTTACTTACAACAAAAGCACCTGCTACTGTATTGGTAGCATTTATGGAAAAGGTTGCTTTACTAGAAGAGTTATCACAAGTGCTAGTCGTTGTTCCAGTTATAGAGCCTAGTGTCAAGGTTTGTCGTACAGACTGAGAGTAAGCGGTCGTATGAACTAACTCGCTCCAAGAGCTATGAGAAGCCATTGTATCAGCAATCACTGGGGTTCCAGCCCCTTTTAGACCAACAAACCACCCGGTTATTTGTGTGCCGCTTTTGAACGTGCCGTCTAGCACATGGTTTGCGCCAGCCGTAGTAACAAGATTCTTGTTTATCTCCCTCCACTTCTCTTGACCATCAGAACTGTAACACACAACTTCCCATATATTCCGTAGGCCGATAGTATAATCATTATCGTGTTTCATTCTTAGACCTCCCTCGGCCTTCATTGTTGGTTGCATTTTCAATTTGGATAGTCCACCTTAGTCCATACAGTTGTTGGGTCTGTTACGTTTGACCATGTTGAAGTAGGATCAGTTACAGCCGTCCATGTAGTTGTTGGGTCTGTCTCTGGATTCCACAAGAAACTATCTAGCGCAGATTGACTTAAACTTGCAGAGAACGTAACTACCTCTGAGAAATTCATATTACCTAAGGAGGAGTAATCAGCATCCACGCCAAAAGTAATTGTCGGACTCATAGTTGCTGTTACTGTACTTAACTGCGATAAATCAGCAGCAAACGTACCATCAGCCTGAAGTACAAGACCATGCTGTAAATCAGAACTTATAGTCGTACCGAACGAGGTAGACACCGGCATCGTCATATCTTCAGCAAGAGTATAAGAAGCATCGAGGCCAAATGAGATAGAAGCCCCCTTAATGTGGGCAACTCCTAAAGTAAATCCATCATCTAGAGCATAAGTTGCGCTACCTGTTTCAGCAGGGGTGTTCCAGTTTATCCCTATATTGCTCCACAGGATGGGTGAGGTAGCCTCTGCCCAAGTAATAGGAGCCGTCATTAAACGTATCCGCTAGTATTCATTATCCTTAGAGCAGACCCAGAATGCCTGTCCTTGTTATCCTGTTCCTGTAATTCTTGAACAGCCTTATTCAAGGAAGCACCCCAAAGGGCTACGCGCTCATCATTCATAATGAATGGCTCTGCTTGCATCATAGCCCCATACAGGTAAGCATCTGGAGCATTAGTTATCAACCAGTTTGTAGATACTACACTGCTAAGGTTTTCAAAATTCTTATAGAATAACATCTCCACTTCCATAACAGTAGCAGGGATTGGCCCAAACGAAATCTCATTTGCAAGTATAGTATAGAACTTTGGAGTCCCGCTTGTACTGCCACCCCATAGTCTATCATAAATTTCTGGTGTAACATAGGACAAAGTTGTCAATGGATTAGTATTAACCTAAAAGTTACGCATCTGTATATAACCAGTAGGTAGGGCCAGATTTCTCTGACCTGCTACTGTATCCGCAGTATACTTAGCTTCCATAGATCGTAAGCGCAATGTTCTGTTGAACTTTGCTTCTGCTAAAGCAATGAACTCTGGTATCCTTAACGTCAGATCATCTCGATCTAACCAGTTGGCTACAGCCGTAGTTAATTCGCTGTAGGTGCTAATAGCCATTAGACGTTACGGGCTGAGTAAAATATTTTTTGGTTTAAGACTCTGTATCCGTTTGCTGTGTCAGTTTGTGCGCGTCCTGCGACGCCGAATGCGTATAACCACATAATTAAACCCTCGTTGGTGTAGTCCTAAAATATTTATTATCTGGATCGTTTAGATACTTCTTCATAAGCTTATGATCTTTCTCTATCTCTCCGTTCGTTTCCTTCATCCAGCGGGTCCATACGTTTAATGGTATAGAAGCAACACGTACCCCTTCACCCGCCTTTCCCGGAGTAAGCAAATCACCATAGTTGTTGTAAGATTTTTTATTCTCTTCCAACACTGGTTCTACATCTTGATATGTATTTACAGTAAACTCTTTCTCATCCGCGCTGGAGTGAAAAGTGGTATGCAACATATTAGGTTGTACTTTTTCAGTCATCTTAAATGATACCCTTGGTCATCTCCCTTTACAATTTTCTCCATACGAGATTTTGTATCGGAAAGTTTTTCCTCGAAAGTCATTGGCTTCTTTTCTTTTACCACCTTCTGTTTTGCAGGTTTACTTTTTTTACCAGCCATAAACCTTCCCTACTTTAGCGGTTTGGGTACTTATTACATTATCTATAGAACCATTATGTTCTGTATGTCCTAAAGCACCATCTTTACCCGGCCCATACTTTTTAAGTTTAGGCTCACCTTCTGCATAAGGTGGTGGGTCCATGTCAGGGCCAATTGCTGTTGCACTGCCCTTACTAGGCGGTTGTCCAATATGTGCCATCTTATTTCTCCTTTGAGGCAAAGCCCCCCGAAGGGGGCTAAACCAAGACTATTTAGATTGCGCTCTTTATCTGGCCACTTCCGTTGC